CATTATCATTTCTGGTTACAATAAAGTTTCCAGTAACAGCGCCAGATGCAAATGTTCCAGAAGCAGCATTAATATTAATGTTACCTGACGCAACAGTTTCTGTGTATACTGCTGAAACTGTATACGCAGTATCATTTGTTGCTAAAGCACTTCTTAAAGAACGAACTGTACTGTAAGGTAGAGAGAATACAGTTTTCTCTAAGTTAGTCGCTAATATATTTGTCTTCACTAAACTAAATGCAGCATTTGTCGCAGTTAAAGAAGCTGAGATTGTTAATGATGTTTGAGAAGCGACTGCTGTAACTCTATAAGAAGCACCATTAACATAAATGTAATCACCGACAACTAATTGTGTCAAGAAAGAAGTACCATTACCTGTCACTGTTGTTCCAGCAGCAGTTACAGAACCGATTAATGGAGTAGTTATTGGGTTAATGTCAGCAGTGAATCCCCAAGAATTTAGCCCAATAGATTTAACGTTACGAGAGAACTCTTTACCTGCGTTCAAATTAACATCATATAAAAACAACTTATATGTTGCAGTATTAGAACCGATAGAACCATTGTCCCATTCAATTGCACGAACACGTGCAGTACCGATAATAGTTCCTGCTTCAGTACCACGTGTGGTTGTTAATTGATCTCTTAGGTTTACAACAGAGTTGTAAATGATTGGAGGAATCTTACATAGATTAGTTACTGTTACATAACTTCCCAATTCAGCAGAAATAAACGCATTATCTGCTTGGGCATATTCACGTGACTTGTTGACAGAAACATATTCTGTGGCGATCTTTTCAATCTCATATCCACGAACATATGCTTTTCCTGGTTCTAAACCGATTGCAAGTTTAGACTCATCTCCGTTTTTGTAAATACCACGATTATATTGAGGGGTTAATGTATATTCCCACTGAATACCAGTAGAACCTGGACCATCATATGCGATACCTGTAGTATGCACTGGCGCAGTAGTAACTGATGTTCCGCTATTCTTAGCTACATACGTTTTACCTGCGTTAGTTACAATGTCGCCGATTAAGAATGCAGTGTTTTGTGTCCATGCGCCACGATCATTGTTACGGTGCTCACGAATATCGATGTTAAAGTTTCTTACTGTATAATCGCCAGACTCGTCATATGTACGACGAGCCAATGTTTGTTCTAAAACAGAGTATTCTGTCTTAGTAGTAATCTTTTTATTGACACCATCTTCAACTCTTAGTAACTCAATAAAACTTGCGTCTGAAGCTGACTCTAAAGAGATCTTCTTTAGAGTTAAGTCGATATAATAACGATGCGATCCTGGAGCAGCATAGTTGTAGCTGTTTTGAGCATTATCCAACAACGTAGCATCTTCTTCAGGAGTTACAATTTTTTCTTCTACATTCAAGCCAACACGATATGATGGCGTGTTGCTATATTTGTCAAGAATTATAGAATGGGATTCTACAAGAACGAAGAATCCATTAACATAATAAACACCACGCTCGATAGAAACGATAGAACCAATACCAGTTGGGTTTTCTGCTACAGCCTGAAAAGAATATAAATTATCTTCTGTTGAGATTACCTCGCCAGCAGCAAATACTTTTGTAGTTCCATTGTTACCAGAGTCTTTATAACGAATATAAATGGTTGATGGTTCATTTTGCTCAGCACTCTGAACCTTAATTACTTCTGCTTTAAGGTTTGAATTGGCACCAACAATAACCTTATTGTTAAGGCTATCTAAAAATGTCTCTACAGCAATACCATTGTACAATGGCTGCAATTTAACATATTGCGCATTCGTATCAATTGATATTTGTCCAGGTAGAACCATAGCACCCTGTTTGAAGATATTATCTCCATGGCGCTGGATCTGTTTCTGCAGAATACTCTGCATTTGCGTGAGTTCACGAGCCTGTAAAGCGAAACTTGGGCGGAACAGAATTCTGTAGAATTTACTGTTCTCGTTATAGTCATCATTATATGGTTCGGTATTGAAATCGATCATCTTTTACTCTTTTAGTTAATTACTATTATTTATTAGAATTTTATAACAGTTCTAAGAGTTACTGTTTGGTCTGCTGTTGGCGTAAATGCTTGCTTATTATCAATGAAAAGCATATCACCAGAATATTTATCTACTGTTGGCAGAGTTAAACCAGAAACTGTAAAACTTTGTGATGCGTCATTTGTTAAAACAGAACCTACTGTTGGTATAGCATTGTCTAAAGATTGTAATAATGCTGAGTTCGAGTTTAGGTTAACAATTCTAAATTTTGATCCAGTATTAGCCAAATATACAGTTTGATCTTTGGCAAAATTGTTAGTATTGATTGTTCCAGTAACAACGAAACACGCAGATGCTAACGTAGAATCTAAAGAATATGTTGATGCATACTTTCTTGGGTTTTTGATAATGCCGATTTGACGGAAATCGTTATTCACATCAAATCCTTGGTTTTTATCTCTGGAGATACTTGAATAGAACATTAACGATCTTGTATAAAGACCATTAATTGAGTCTTTTCCATGTCCGCCAAAGTCAGTCATAATTGCTCTTGCTGTGGCACCGAAACCAGAACCTGTAATTGTAACTCTTGCCCAGCGATATCCTTGACCATAATTAGTCATACGGATTTTTTTAATCTTACCGTTTTCTGTAATAGCTTCTGCAGCTGCGCCAGTACCATCACCTTCAATAGTTATTGTTGCTCCAGCATAACCAAATCCACCAGATATAACTTTAATAGACATAATACGTCCATCAATAGTCAACAATTCGGTGTTGGCTTGTAAAGTTGAAACGTCGCCTGGAGAAAGGTCTGCAGAAATTTCTGCGTTATCACCATCGCCATCTACAGTTAAGTTTGCATATGTATAACCGATACCACCATCATCAATCTGAATACCAACTAATTCACCATTACTTAACAATGGTAGTAATTTAGCTTCTGATTTAACACCAGAAAGATATCCTGTTGCGCCAGTTCCAGTAGTTGAGTTAATAGTTAGGTTCGGTAGAACTGAATAACCAGTTCCATATCTAAGAATAACTGTTCCTGATGCTGGGCGACCAACGTACTGTAATGTTGCAGTTCCACTTGACGCAGATCCTGATGTATGAGTAGGAGCTACACTACCTGTAGTTCCTGCGGTAGTAACAGTATAAAGTCTGTTAGCCACATAAACTTGTTGCTGTAATGTTAATGATGTTGCTGCTGTCCATGCAGTACCAAAACTAACAGTTGGTGTAGATGTATAATCATCACCAGAGTTTGTAATAACTGTGGTTTGAACAGATGTTCCCATCATAATAACAGAGCCAGTAGCACCACTTCCGCCACCACCACTAAATGAAACTGATGGAGCAGAAGTATAACCTAATCCGCCATCTGTCATTACAACTTCTCTGACAGCGCCAATAAGATTAATTGCTGTCACTGTACCAGACGTAACAGTTGCTGTAGCTCTTACTGTTGTTCCAATATATTTTAAAGCAGCTGTTCCGTTGGAGATAATACCAGATCCATGAGTTGGTGCAGGCGACGCTAAAGTCCCTGGAAGTGTAACTTCATAGATGTTGTTGTTATGTCTAAATCTTTGTCCAAGTAACACATTAATATTTGCTGCCCAAGTTGTAGCAGCAAAAGGTGGATCTATTTCTACTGTTGCATTTATGTATCCAGATCCATTGGATGATAAGTTAGTTCCAATAATAAACAATGGGTCTAATTCTCTAGATCCGTCACCTTGTACAGAAATGTTCGCATAAGTATAATTTTGCCCACGTTTTTCAATTTTAACTGTTTGTATTGCTCCACTAGAATAAAACTGTGGTCTTAATGCTGTAACAACTGGCATATATGTATCAGTCAAAAACTTATTACGTAGCGCAATAGGAATACTATACATATATTTCCACATATATCCGTCTGGCATAATTACTGGATCAACAGTAGTACCAACAGGTTTATATGTAGATTGTGCATTATTATTGTTATCTAAACATTTGTATACGTTATATTCATCAGTAACCACATAGAAGTTACATTCTTCCATAGCCTGTTTACCAGAATATGATATTGGAAGGACTGCTGTTGCAGCAACACCTTCTCCACCGCCACCTGTAATAGTTACTGTTGGTGTACTAGTGTATCCACGACCTGGATTTGTTAATTCTATCTCAATTACAATACCGTTTGCAATATAAGCAGTTGCAGTAGCACCTGAGCCACCACCTCCAGTGATTGTTACTGTTGGTGGATCAGCGAAGCCATATCCACCAGAAATTAAATTAATGCCATCTAATTCATCAGAATAATGATCGTCATACATATCATATATTCTACCACTCTCCCAATTTCTTCTTTCAACAATAAACGCTACGTCAGTTGAACGAATCTCTTTCATAGTGATTATTTCATTGCGTGTTTTTAAATCATAATCAAGAGAATTAACTGGGAATGGAGGTTCCAACTCTTGAGCCCACTGAAGAGTTTTCCCTAAAAAATAATAATATTTGGCTGTGCGATTCTGAATCTCATTATAGAGACCTTTCGCAATTGAGTTGTGCAACCCAGATTTTAATAGTGCTGAAGATGCCATTTAATTTTTTCTTTTAGCTTACGGTAATAACCCAAGTGATAGCGATGCTGTCACCTGCTGCTTTATTAACTACAGGGAATGTTGTTCTACAGAGCATAGTTCCTGCTGAGTTTGCATTTAAAATACCTGCTTCAGTAATTGCTCCAGTACCAGTACCAGCTGGGAAAGTTGCAGTGGCAGTTACAGTTGCGCCACTAGAAGAGAAAGAAGCCAAGGTAACACGACCAGCTTCAGTTCCTAAAACAGAATCTGCCACTGCAGGGGTTGCAGTTCCAGTTCCGATTGCCATATGTGACATTACGTTAGTTCCAGAACCTACCATGCGAGCAGCAATATATTGTTTACCTGCTGTTACAACTAAGTTTGGAACATTAATTACGTCTTTAATTTTACCGTCAGCATTTTTGTGAATGATGGTTAATTCACCCTTCATTTTTAGATTTTCATTTAAGTCCATTTATATCTCCTAAGTGTTAAAGTTGGTCGGGTCATTAACATATGATCCATCGTCGTTTAAGAACCAACCAGCGTCTGCATATGGGTTCAGTAACACGAAACCTGTGTCGACTGGAGTCGCTAAATCGTCTCCAATTCCCGTTCTATCAATATATTTATCCATCGAAAATACATTACTATCGGGTGTAGTAATATAATCTTCAAGTCCTTTGGTTACACCTTTAGCCGTAATGTAATCAATATTGACTGTAACTTCGTCTTGAGCTGTTACAGAAAGATTTTTAATCATCGCCTCAAGACTTAATGCAACATCAAATTCATTCTTAATTTCATATTCACCAAATACAGCCATACC